TGTATAAAAGGATATTTGTTTTTTAAACCTAATTTTTGTATCTGATAATTGTATATCAAAGCACCTTTCACATGGATTGGTGTACCTTTGATAAAGATATTACTATGGTCACGGTACTTCTTAACATTATTACAACTTCTAGGAAAAGCAATAGCTTCTGCTGGCAATTTCATAAATTCTTTTCTAAATTCAGAAACAAGTTTATGTAAATCAGGTTGTTCTTTGGACATAATTACTTCAATCGCCTCTTTAATCTTAACACGACAAACTTGTGGTGTAGAAGATTTTACTGCTTCAATACCCATAAGTTTTAATTTTGGTTGTGCTAATCTAACACCTTCATCATCTAATACATTTAACATATATCTTTTCTTGGCAACCCATATGCCCTTATCAGCAATAACTTCTCGTTTCATTACCATAGCATTCTTAAATGCATTGGAATAATCACCAAGTTCATCAAAACATTCTGCAATAAATGGTTCTAATTTATTTTCACACACCTTATCTAAAAAATTTAAAATTTGTTCGTTGGATTTACCTTTACAAGTATGTTCTACAAGGTCCTTAAATCTTACATAAATTGAATCTGTATCAGACGCAACAATATAATCCGTCTTTTCTGTATTTAAAATACTGTTTAAATAATCATTAACCTTTCTTTCTATAAACCTAATAATAAATTGTCCTGCTGTTGTAATACCAGCAGCCTGTCTTACATCATAATATCTAAAGTATTGATTGCCAACTGCACCATAAGCCGAATTCAAAGCAATCTTCCTTGCCCATTGAATATTATTACACCTAGAAATTTCTTTTTTAAGTTCAGGAGTTTTAGTCTTCTGATATTGTTTTTTGGCCTTAAGCATTCTTTTCTTGAAAACAATACGGTCCTTGTACATACTCTCCATCATTTCAGGTAAGAAGCCTTGACTATCTCTCTTGAACATTGCACCATTTGGTGTAAGGCAAGCGTCCTGTGTCTTTAGGAAGTCTAATCCAACCTTCTTTTTCAACATTTTATTAACACTAACACTTTCAGGTGATGTACCAATAAGTTTTTCAGGTGATATATTATACTGTATAATGATATGTGGATATAGTGAGTTAATATCAAATGAAACAATCCAATCATGCATTCCTAAAGCGGGGTCTTTAACATAAGCACCTTCATACTTGGTATCCTTTTGATGTTCTTCCCGAGGTGGTACACAAATATTCTTTTTCATTAAATGATTTGCAATCAAGGTATCCCAAACTCTAACTTGTGAAAATATGTCATCATAGTTTACTTTGGATTCATATGCAACGGTCAAAGATAGGTCAATTAAACCTAACTTATCTTCCAATGAGTCAACAATTTCCACATCTTGAATATTATAATCTACAAATTTTTGGAAATCTTGTTCGTAAAATTCTTTAAATGTTTCATAAGGATTTGGATGTTTACCATGACCAAGTTCTAATTCTCCAATGAAATCTAATCTATAACTTTCTTGTCTTGTTGGAATAAACCATCTATACAAATCAAGGTAATCTAACATACAAATACCAAGGAGTTTATAATAAGTTTGTGGTCTACCTCTTACAACTATTTCTGACTTGTCAATTAAACTCCAAGGTGACATTCTTTGAGCAACTTTATCACCAACCAAAAATTTTATTCTATTCATTAAATAAGGTAAATCAAAAAACTTGGTATTCCATCCTGTAATAACATCTGGATAATTCTTCAACCAAAATTTCATAAACTCCATTATTAAATGTTTTTCATTCTTACATTCAATATAAGTTATATCTGTACGGTCGGTTGTAAATTTACCGACACCCCAGGTAATGATGGATTTGTTTGATTGATTTTTTACTGTAATACATAACAACTCTTCAATAGGATTTTCTACATCTGGAAATCCATTTTCACAAGTTGTTTCTATATCAAGTGTGAAGATTTTAATATATTCTTTTTCCCATTTTATATCTTCGGGATATTCTGAACCAATATATTGATAATGGTATCTTTCAAGACCATAAACTGGAGAATTATCAGTAGCTACATCTCTACGAAATCTACGAGCAGCATTAATACTGGTAAATTCAAGAGGTTTTAGGTACTGACCTTGTAAAGTTTTATATTGGGAGTGTTCTTTTGTTGGGGCGTAGAGAGTAGGACCAAAATTTATTGTATCCTTATAATCTTTTCCATTTAAAACACCACGAATTAAAAGTCTACCTTTGTGTTCAATTACATTTTTATAGAAGTTCATTATTTCTTAATTTCACCGTCACATTATTTAATTCATTAGTTAAATATATCTGGCAAGACAATCTGGACTCGCCTTCAATATAACCATCTTTTGTTTCTAACAATTCCTTTTCCAAGGAATCCTCATCAATTTTTAGTTTGTCCTGCCATTGTACATCTTTTACATGAATATGGCAAGTCGCACACGCACAGCAGCCACCACAATCTGCCGGTATTTCAGGCAAATCTAGTTCTTTAGCCGCTTCCATGATGGTACGACCAACTGGAACATCTACCGATAACTTTTCGGTATCTCTTATAAAATTGACTCTTACCATTACTTGCTAGGCAATTTTGTTTCGGTAATAAGTCCTTTATTTTGAGGTGTTAAAATGCTACTTGTATTCTGTTCGTAAGAATTAAGTATATCCTTTTTAGGTTTAACAATTGTAACCACTTTATCCTTTGCAATCACAACCTCATCATCTGCCGAATACGGCATATATGGGGTCATCATTAATTGTACAGGTTGACCTGGTTTGGATTGCATTGGGATAATTACAAACGCCTTCTTTAAAGTATGTTGTGCTGAGCCTTCTATAAGGTCAGCAATAACATCTTCGCCGGTTTGTAACCGTATCACTCTCACATTTTTCATGCTATCTCCTTAATCTAACTTATATTTTTTGTAAGTTTATTGCTGAATTGCCTTTAGGCGTTTCAGTAATTTCAAAAGATATTGCGTCACCTTCATTCAGTTCTAAATTTGCTTCTCTAGCTGCTGAATGGTGTACGAAAACATCTTTTTCATTATCTTCTCTGGCTATGAAACCAAAACCTTTGGTAGCATTAAACCATTTTACTTTTCCGTTTATACTCATTTTTTATCTCCTTTCTTGTCATCATCTAAACTATATTTTGTGGTAATCACATACTTTCTGTTTGGATTAACCATCACATTTAGTTTGTTCATAAATTCCCTATCAAACAAAATCGGAGATTTATCTTCCCTATCATCTAGGGTAAATTCAATATCTGTATAAAGTCCACCTGCAAATTCTACATCTAAACTTACTACATATCTTTTTTCTTCGTAATCTCTTAAACCACCAACTGATATTTTTTCTGTACGAATTATATCACTTGTAATTGTTTTACTTAATAGTGACCAGGTAGCCTTGTTGCCATTTATTTTCAGTTTATCTGCATGAATAACTGGCATGCCGGAATTACCTGTATCAAATTTTGCCACAATCTCACCAAACGGTTTAATTGTGACCACTTCTTTAAATCCACATTCAGATGGTACTTTTACCCAATTCTTTTTATCTGAAAAGTGTTTAATAACTTCTTTACTTATATTTTGTCCACTAGCTTCTTCAATTCCCTCTGTACCTGGAGAAGAATTAACCTCAATGATATAAGGATAATCTTTTACTCTATCTTTGGCAGGTATAAAATCAACTGCCGTCCATACACCATTAACTGCCTTAGCAGCTTTTAAACATTCTTCTATTTCATTTTCAGTTAATTTAAAACTTTTTGGTTTGGCACCTTGGGATATATTACTTCTAAAATCACCAGGAACAACATCACGCCTCATAACTGCTTGTACTTTACCACCTAATACTAAAACTCTTATATCATAATCTGTTTTAACATACTGTTGTACTAATAGGTCAGCGTCCTCATCTTGTTTATAAAGTACCTGTACAATACTATCTAAAGATATTTCTGATTCAACAAACAATACTCCAACACCCTTACTACCTCTTAATGTCTTTAAAATAATTGGAAATTTTTCTTCTAATTGTTCAAAAGCATCCATTGATTTTTCGGGGTCAT